GAAAAAGAGACACTTCATATTCCAAGTAACAGGACCGTATCAATAGATATTGTCACCTGTTGGATGTAAAATCATTGCAGAGCCGGGGAAACCGGATGCACGTGTGCAGGAATGGATAGTCCAAATACGCCCGGTCTCACCAACACAGACTTGCGCAAATAAGTAAACCCAGGAAAACCCGGGTGACTTAACGCTTGTTTGGTTAGTGAAGCCCAACCACGCTCATTACCGCGGAGTTGGCTGTAGCCTCGAGAGGTTGCATCCAATTTCGCAATAACTAAAGAAGGAAACAAGTAGAACATAGCTAAATCCAAGAATGGAAAAACTACATCTTGACTTGCGATACAGGAAGCTAGCACTGAGCTCAGCTTTCCGCACAGACGTAAAGAAGAAAGGTCAAAACCTTTCTTTTGAAACCAAACCTGTCTCGCCTGAATCGGCTGCAGTTCGGTCATGCGCTTTAAACCAATTCGCTGATCAAATTTGTTGAGAAACATGCGACAACCCTTAAGATCGAGATCGGATGGTCCTAATCGGACTCCGTCAACCTCGAGATAAGTAAGTTTCGTATTCTCAATCATTTCATCAGCGGAGTGATTTACAACCGTAAACGGCCGCAGACCAATCCCACCCAACGACTCAGGAACAAACCAGGGAAGATGAACAGACTTCAAAAGTTCATAATTATTCCTAACAAATGCACGATGACATTGCAACCGACGGTTTGGAGGGCAAGAATTCATTAAATCATGATGAATCCCACCCGGCGAGCGGAAACTCTTCTTATAGTCATCAGTACTAATACCACTGACTACAAAAGAGACATCACCCGTAGACCGAGTTAAACCCTTAACAATCCCCATATTAACATAAGGTATGCTAAGATATCTGTTACCAATACAGCGAAAGGAAGCTGAATTAATATTAAGATAAGTATCAGAAAAGTATACTTTACCAACAGAAGGTAATAACCCCCCCAACCTGCACAAATCATTCCACACAAACTTTGTATTCAAAGAACAACGCAATAAACCATCATCCCCATTCACAGCCAGAGGCATTTCAGCAAGACTAGTCCCGAAGGGCAGCTTCTCACCGAGTTCATAGGAAAAACGACAAATCGCCAAATTAATTAAACACAAAATTGGAAAAGAAACAACAGAACCCATGAGCTGACCCCAAAGCTGATCACGTTCCTCACCAGTTATAGGATCTTTTATCCTATGACCTGTGAGTGCAGCGTGATACAACTTACGAAGATCATCTGGTACTAAAAGCACATCACATATCTCATCCACACAAACACTTGAAAGGTACGGGTTAATATTATCCGTCGCAGCCTTATAGTCGATCGACAGAAAACCACCTGAATGACCGTTAAAACGGCTCTTCAAATAATCCTCTGTCACCGGCTGCCCTAATAACTTAAGGGCAGGGTGTTTCCGCAGAATTGAATGGACAAACTTTTGTATGGGTTTCAACACAAAGTAAGTAAGGGGTGGACCTTTGGAGATCACACGCACCTTCAAGGCTTCCGCTAAGGCAACTAGAGAAGTTGACTTGTCCTCACTTTGTGCCATTTGTCTAGCACGCTCATATATATTAATATAAACGCTATTAACACGCTCAGTTAGCAACGCATTAACAGTAAAACTAGGCAAATCCTCCTCCTCAATCTCCTCCTCCATGCGACCACGAACGAAAATAGAAGATAGAATCTGATCTGAATCAGCTGAGCAGTCGCCCAAGCCCAATTTGTCTCTAAGAACCCCAAAAGTACCAAACTTACTACGTGATGTAGTATAGTTGGCATTAATGGAGGGGACAAAAGGTTTATGAAAATCATCCAAACACATCGAATGACCTGTAAACAATTCACGAACAGTTCTTCTCACCTGACCCCCCAACTCTTCCAGAGTCACGGGGCGAGGCGGACGCTCTACCCAAAGGTCATCTTCCACAAAAGATTGTGAAAAGATGGCACTCTGGGGAACGACATGTTCACTCGTTAGGACAGCAAAAGTATCAACCCTTGCTTTCTCTAGCGCGTCTCGACCAGGTCGAGGCAGTCCTTTTTTCAAATATAGAAGGCCAGTTGCAAATTCATCGGCATCTGGACCTTTTAATATATTTGTAATGAAGCGACCTGCTCTCCCACCCACCAAATGTAATGGATAATCTTTGCCCTCGAAGGGCTGAAGAGGTATCTCATCACCAAGATAAGCGGAAAAGAACGCTGAGAACTTGTACTTAAGGAAAGCAATCCAACCACAATTCGCTGAGCATATCTGCCAGTGGAGAAGTGTGGGTCCGGTTTTAAAGCCGACTCGATTGAATCCATAAAGTTCAAGGTACTCTATCAACACGTACAAGGAGTCACGTAGTCTATTATTATCACTGTTCTCTTCACGAGACAGTGGAAGGGCTCCCCCTACCAATGGAGCGTCGGTAACTGAAACGAAACATTTCTGCTCACAACCTGAATCATTCGGAAGTTTATTCTGACCCTTTAAAAAGGCGTCAGAGACAACGGAAGAGGATACACGAGTGAGATTCGAAACAGAATCTTTCTGAGTTTGCTTACCAGCGCAGGCCTGAGTTGTAGAAAATGAACAATCACAGTTCATTCTATAAC